CGAAAATCACAGGTGTCTATGACGTGGTCCCGGAGGGTACGGACGGGCCGTACATCGCCCTCGGATATCAGCAGTCCCTCCGCGGCAGGATCATCGACGAGACGGAACGCACCTGGTACTACGACCTGGACATCTGGAGCAGCTACCAGGGCAGGAAAGAGGTGCTGGAAATCGCCGACCTTGTGCGGGCGGCACTCCCTCCCGAGTGGTTCTATGAGGAGCTGACGGTGCTGAAAGATCCCTCGGGCTGGTACCATGGCGTTTTGGCGATCAAGGGATATGACAGATAGGAGATGATTCTATGGGCGCAACGGCATCTAAAGTAAGCGTTCTGAAATTGACGGTGGGAGCAACCCCCACGGCTCTCGGGGAGGTCAGAAGTTTTAGCATTGAGACCGCCCTCGGGACGATTGACGTAAGCACACTTTCGACGGACTGGAAAAAATACCTTGTCGGACAGGCGGGATGGAGCGGAAGCCTTGAATGCTTCTACGATCCCACGGACGCGGCACAGGCAGATCTCGTGAGCAAGGCGCGGGCGGGCACGATCTGCACCCTCACCGTGCAGCCCCTCGGGGCGGGTGCAGGGAAAACCCAGCTTTCCGGCACGTGCTACGTGACCAGCATGTCAATCACCGGAGCGACGGAAGACGCGGTAGGAGTCTCTTTCAGCTTCCAGGGAACCGGAGAGCTTGCTCTTGCCTCCGATGCCTCGTAGGGGGTGGCTGAATGGGAGCTTTAGCGGCAAAGAAAGCAATCATCAAGTTCGACATTTTGGGGACGAAAACGAGCATCGGAGAGGTCCGTTCCTTCTCGGTGGAGACATCGCTCGGGACAATCGATGTTTCTACCCTTTCAACCGACTGGAAGAAATACCTCGTCGGCCAGGCGGGATGGTCCGCAAGCATGGATCTCTTTTATGACCCGACAGACCCCGGACAGGAAGAACTCGCAACCCGCGCTCTTGCAGGTACGCCTTGTGAATTCACGTTTCTACCCTTCGGAGAGGACGAGGTGTATGTGCTCGATCTCGGAGGTGCGACCGGAGGCACGTTTACACTCGGAGACGGCGCCACCATCGTTACCTCCTCGCTGGTTCACGACGCAACGCTGACGGAGATTCAGACCGCACTGCGCACGGCCTATGACGAGCCGGGCATTTTCCTCGCAGAGGGGACGGGCACCATTATTATCTCCTTCCCCACGGGTGTGGCTGCTGGACTGGCCATTCAATCCTCTCTCACGGGCGGGGAGGCGGCGACTTGCGTGTTGCAGGACGAGCCCGCCGTTTACGTTGGAACCGGCTCTATCACCTCGTGGAGCCCTTCGGGAGCCACCGAGGATGCCGTTGGGGTGTCAATTTCCGTCCAGGGAGACGGGGAACTGGAGTTGAACCCGGTATGAAGCTGAAAAAACTACAATATGGAATCAACGCTATCCGGGCATTGGTGAAGGAAACCGGAAAAACGCCGCCTGAAATCTTGGAGTCCGGCTTCGATCCCCGAGATATCGAGTTCGGGGTGGCGCTCATTTGGGCGGGGCTCCTCTGGCAGGACAAAAGCCTGACCCTTGAACAGGTGGGAGACCTTCTCGATGAGGCTGAGGATGGGGCGTATTTTGAACTCGTCACCCTGGCTGTGAATGGCTTGGTCGCCTCCTTCCAGCGGAGCTTTGGAATCCAGGAGGAAGCCGGAGAGCCGGAAGAGCCGGAAAAAAACTGACCGCAGGGGACTGGGAGCAAGCCGCTGCTGATCTGTTGCTGACGGCTCTTGGTCCCCTGCGTCTCTCCTATGATGACGTGTGGACCCTCACGTGGGGTGAAGTGGAAGACCTTGTCTATGCCTGGCGGTACTCGGAATTTTTGGAGACGCAAAAACGAGCGCAGCACGCCGCATGGCTCATGAACGCCACCGGGAATCTGAAAAGGCCCGTGAGGGTTGAGGACCTGTCCGGGTTCTGGGTAGATGGCGAAGTGCTGAGCAAAAACGAATACCACGAATTCCAGAAGCGGCGAATCCAGGCCAGGAAGGAGCGCAGGAATGGCTAAAAAGAAAATCACATATGCGTTCGGCGCGGACCTCTCCGGCCTTGAGCGTGGATGGAAGCGCATCGATAGACAGATGCGCACAATGTCCGCAAAAATGGAGCGCACCGGGCGAGCCATGACCACGGCGTTCACCGTTCCCTTGGCTGCCATCGGGACCATGGCGACGAAAGCCGCCCTTGACGTGGACAAGGCGCTCCAGAACATCGCCCGGGGAACCGGTGCCACCGGGAAGGCCCTTGGGGATCTCCAGAAAGAATGGCGGTCTCTCGCGGGGACCGTGACCCAGAACTTTGAGACCTCCGCCCAGGTGCTGGCCGATTACAACACCCGGCTTGGATTGACAGGGAAAGCACTTTCGGGGCTTTCGAAACAGGCCCTCGATGCGGGGCGAATGATGGGAGAGGACGTCACCCAGGTGGTGGCGGAATCCTCCAAGGCTATGCAGGACTGGGGCGTGAAGGCTGGCGAAATGGCCGCCTTCATGGACAAGATTTTTATCGCCTCTCAAAGTACCGGAATCGGCATGGCGAAACTCTCCTCCCAGATGTACAAATACGGTTCAGCATTAAGGCAGATGGGCTTTGATGCTAATGACACTGTGGCGATGCTGGCACAGTTCGAAAAACAGGGCGTCAACACCGAGCTTGTGCTTGGGTCTCTGCGGATTGCCCTGGGACAGCTCGCAAAGGCTGGGATTACCGACGCAGGGGAAGCCTTCCGGCAACTTGCGGAGGACATAAAGAGAACAGAGTCTCCGGCCGAGGCCGTGGGGAAAGCGATAAAACTCTTCGGTGCTCGTGCCGGGGCTGACATGGCCGCCGCCATACGGGAAGGCCGCTTTGAGGTTGGAGAATTGGCGGCTGCCCTTGAAACGGCCCAGGGAGCCATAGAGCGTAACAGTGACGCTACAAAAACCTTCGGGGATCAATGGGCGGAGACGAAAAATCAAGTGTCCCTCTCCATAGAGCCTATCGGTCGGGAAATACTGAAGCTCGCAAACAGCGTTTTGCCCTCCCTCCAAGCGAAAGCCGAAAGCCTCGGAGTGGCAATCGGGAACATGAGCGACGAGAGCAAAAAGAAAATGATTGCTCTCGCCGGCGTCCTTGCTGCTGGGGGGCCGCTGGCGATGGCCATGTCCGCCACCCTTACCGCTGTGCGCACGCTCGGAACAGCCATGCTAGCGTTTGCCACCGGCCCGGCGGCCCCCCTCGTAGCGACAGCCGCCGCAGTCTGGGCAATCGTTGAAGCCTTCAAAGCACTCAACGACATGATGAGCAAAACATCGGAGATACAAAAAAGAGCAACAGGCATGACTCCCGAACAGGTGATGAACCGGCAGAGATACCGTGAAATGGCCGGGGAAATATACCGGGAGCGGCACGGAAAGTACCCGGTCACCGCTCCTGATTTTAAAGAGCTGGATTCCATCGTTGACGAACTGCTTGCGGAAGCCCGCAAGCGGATGCAGCAGCAGATCGACATGAAGGGATATGCCCAACGCACGGAAGTGTTGCCCTCTCCCGGGGTTCCCGGTGGAACCATAGACACCGCGACACCGGCGACACCGGCGCCGTTCCAAGGGCTTCCGGAGGCTGAGGCGGCGATCCAGAAGCTCACCGCCGCCGGGCGCGAATCGGTGACGGTGTATTCCCAACTTGCGCAGAAGCTTGCATCTGCTCTGAACATCTCGGAGGCGGAGGCCGAGAAGCGCCTTGAATCGGCGCGAGAGATCGGTGTTCTGACATCCGCCGAGATAACGCGCATGGAAAAGCGGAATGAGTTGCTCGAAGAGGCGCGGATGATCGCGGAGCAGGTGAACGCGACAAAAGAAAAAATAAAGGACACAACTTCCGACCTTGCGGACATGACGAAGCTCTGGGTAAACGACCTTGCCCGGGGACTGGCGGACGCAATCGTGAACGCCAAAGACCTGGGCGACGTGCTCCAAAGCATTGCGAAACAGATCGCCTCTTCAGCCCTTCAAAAGCTCATCGGTGGATGGATCGGCGGTTTATTCGCAGACGGGGCGGCCTTCCAAGACGGGCGCGTCATTCCGTTTGCCAAGGGCGGAATCGTTACCAAACCGACGATCTTTCCCATGGCTCGCGGCATGGGCTTGATGGGCGAAGCGGGGCCGGAGGCGGTCATGCCGCTTAAGCGAGGCGCTGACGGATCCCTTGGCGTGCAGTCCGAAGGCGGCGGAGGTACGCACATCACCATGAACATCAACGCCGTCGACAGCCGTTCCTTCGTGGAGATGATGCGGTCTAACCGGGCATCGGTTGAAAGTATCGTCGTTGAAAACATCATGAAAAACGGTGCGCTTCGCTCCGCGATAAGGGGGCTGGCGTAATGGCAACCTTTACGGCTACGCCGCTTTACTCCTATCAACGCGGCATCAATCACAACGTACTGATAACGGAGTTCGAGAGCGGCAAGGAACAGCGTAAGTACCTGGGCGTGCGTGCCCGGACGTGGACGGTCGGTTTCCGGGATACACCGGCGACAATCAAGGCGATAGAGGATTTCTACAACGACCGCAAGGGCAGCTTCGAGGCGTTCACATGGACACCTCCGGGAGGAAGCGCTATCTCAGTCCGGTTCGAGGAAGGTAGTCTGACGGTGAACTACTACGGCACGCACTACGCCGAATGCGAGGTAACTATGAGGGAAATCTTATGAGCAGGGCAGGCGCGAACTATATAGGGGAGGCTTCCAGTTCGGAAGTCTCCCCGATTCTTTTGGTGCGGGCGCTGGATATCCCGGCGGTCAACAATCCATCCGTCAAGGTCAGTCTTTACCTCACTGGCAATCAATCGGACATCACTTTTTTCAACGAGAACGACGAGGTCCAGCTGTACACGGCGTGCGCCCTTTCTTACGACCAGGTGGCGGCCTCTACGGACAACGAGATAGGCACGGTCAACGTGCGGCTGGACAACGTATCAGGGACGTTTACCTCTCTGGCGAAGGATTACCTTCTCCGTGGCGCTCGCGTTCATCTCTTGGAGACGTTCGCGGACACGCTCGGCTCACCCGACGGGGCGCGGTGGATCTTTCAAGGGCACATCGAGCGGGCGACCATTTCAATCAGCGCGGTAGAGGTCATGGTGAAGGCCGACTTCTCGCTTTCAACGCGGGTTCCGCGCAGGCTCTACTGGGTGAAAGACTTCCCGCATCTCCCGTCCGCAAAAGACCCGCGCACGCTGGCGCTGAAATGATCGGGATACCGTGGAAGGCAAAAGGGCGGGACCGAAGCGGCATCGACTGCGTAGGCCTCGCCCTTCTCGCGCAAAAGGAGCTGTACGGGCGGGAGTATGAATTCCCGTTCGACTACGACCCGGAGACGGGCGACGAGCGCGTTTTGCTCGACTGGCTGGATGGCATCGCCGATGAAGCGGCCGTACCGCAGAATGGAGACCTCGTGATTTATCGCCTTGCCGGGACAGAGAAGCACCACATCGGCACGGTCGTTGACGAGGCGCTGCTCCACATCTATCCGGGCAAAAGTTCAAGAAAGGTTCGATTGCCGATGAAACGCATTTGCAAAATCTACCGGGCGAGGGAGGTGGGATCATGCCGGGAGCCGCGATAGGGGCACTGCTTGGAGCGGCTTTTTCGTCAACGATAATCGGGTGGGGGCTGGCGGCAACATGGCTCGGAGCGATGATGATAGGAGCTTCCATCGGGAGTCTGTTTGACGCACAGGAAATTGACCTCGGAAATTCCACACCGAACTACGCCTTCGGACAGCTTTCCAATACGAAGAGTCAGCTTCTCCCGGTCCCGATCGTGTACGGGCGTTGTCGCATGGGCGGGAACGTGTTCATGCAAACGTTTTATGACGACTCCATGCAGAAGATGGACATGTTTGTCGGCGTCTCGGAGGGTCCGATTCAGTCGATAAAATCCGTGTACGCGAATGATGTTGTGCTCATTGATGAGAACGGCGACGAGGTTCACGAGCTTGTCGAAAGCTCGCTTAATCTCCATCTTGGAGCGCCGGACCAGGTAGCCGACAGCCGCGACCCCGGCGGGAACGCCTATCCGAACACGGCATATGTCGCCCTTACCCTCAAGGCGCAAGACAGACTAACGGGCAACCCGGTCATATCCTCCATCGTGGAGGGACGAAAAGTTTGGACGCCTGCGGGGACAGTATTTTCTCGTAATCCTGCGTGGATCGTGTACGACTTCCTGACGAATACCCGCTACGGCGTTGGCATTCCAACAGACCTGATAGACCTCGACAGCTTCACGGCGGCGGCTACGTATTGCGACGCGCCGATTGACGGTGGGCCGCGATTCACGCTGGACTACATCATCGACACTCAGCGCCCTGCCGTGGACCATTTGCAGGCTATGTTGGGCTGCTTCCGAGGGTACTTTCTCGCCCGTGACAAGATCGAATTGCACGTCGAGCAGGCCGGGAGTGTGTACAAGGCCCTGACTCCGGACAACTTTGTCAAGAACTCTTTCATGTGGTGGCAGAAGAGCGGTGACGACAGCCCGAACAGGATCGTCATCGAGTGGGTCGACCCGAACAACCACTACGAGCAGAGTTCCGCGCCGTTCGAGATCCAAGAGGACATTGCCGCTCGCGGGGTGTACGAGAAATCCATCTCCCTGCTCGGAGTCACGCGCCCGGAGCAGGTGGGGCGGCTTGGAAATTACCTGCTTGAAACGGCGAAGCGGGTACAGAACTTCTGCGCGTTCCAAGTTTCGCTGAAGGATGCGGATATCGAGGCCGGGGAGATCGTCAGCATCACCTACCCCGACTTCACCGGGTGGAGCGCAAAGCCCTTTAGAGTGCTGGCCGTGCAGGACGAAGGACAGACTGGGAACGTCACCATCACCTGCGCGGAATACGATGCGGCGGTGTACTCCGACGATGGGCTGAACGTCGATAGCCCGATCCAGGACAGTCCGCCGGTCACGTATGACGACGTGTACGCGCTGGTGTTGGAGGACGTAGGGCATCAAGAGGGCGATGGTACATGGGTTCCGATCATCAGAGCGACATGGCAAAATCCATCCGACTACACGCCGACGGCGATTAATGTACGGTGGCGATATGTTGCGGACGAAGGAGAGCCGGAAGAGGAATGGACGCTTCACGTCAACAGTACGCGCCTGATAACGCAGACCAACATTCCAAGCCTTAAAACCGGGCGCGAAGTCGAAGTCTGGGTGAATTGCGTTCGACCGGACACCGGGACGGAAACGACCGGAAAAACGGCGTCGATCATCGTAGGGAAAGACGTGGAAGCCCCCG